CTCTGCTCGCCTCATCAGGCTCCCAGCGTAAAAAGCGTTGGTATTACTGGGCAACTAACTGGTTCTCGTGCAGACCTCATGGTACTGGACGACATAGAAGTACCAGGAAACAGTATGACGGAGTTGATGCGTGAAAAACTTCTTCAACTCTGTACGGAAGCCGAATCTATCCTTACCCCCAAAAGCGATAGCCGTATTTGCTACCTTGGGACTCCTCAGACTGTTTTTACTGTTTATCGTAAGCTGGCTGAGCGTAACTACCGTCCCTTCGTTTGGCCCTCACGATACCCTCGAAAAGGAAAGCTTGGTCAATACGAAGGACTACTAGCTCCTCAAGTACAAGAAGATTTAGATGAAGGAGTAGATGAATGGGAAGTAACTGACCCTGACAGATTCACCAATGACGACCTATTAGAACGTGAAGCAGCTATGGGTCGTAGCAACTACATGTTGCAGTTCCAATTAGATACCTCATTAAGTGATGCAGAGAAATTCCCACTTAAGATGGCTGATCTTGTCATTACCAGTGTTAACCCTAAGTCTGGTCCTGATCAAGTTGTCTGGTGCTCAGACCCAAAGAACGTCATCAAAGATCTACCCACAGTCGGTCTACCAGGAGATTATTTTTACTCTCCAATGCAACTCCAAGGAGAATGGACCAACTACTCAGAAACTATATGCTCCGTTGATCCGTCGGGTAGAGGATCGGATGAAACAGCAGCAGCATTCATATCTCAGAAAAACGGCATCCTATTCTTGCATGAAATGCGAGCATACAAAGACGGGTACTCTGATACTACCTTGCTCAATATACTCAGAGGATGCAGAAAGTATAACGCTACCAAACTTGTCATCGAAACAAACTTCGGTGATGGAATTGTAGGTGAGTTATTCAAGAAACATCTACAGATGACAGGACAACATATAGATGTAGAAGAGGTCAGAGCTAATGTCCGTAAAGAAGACAGAATAATAGATGCCTTAGAACCTGTTATGAACCAACACAGATTGGTAGTAGATAGAGGTGTTGTTGAATGGGACTACGCTTCTAACAAAGATGAAGCTCCTGAACTACGCCTTATGTACATGCTCTTCTACCAGATGTCTAGGATGTGTAGAGAGAAAGGTGCAGTTAAACATGATGACAGATTAGACTGCTTAGCTCAGGGGGTGAAGTACTTTACAGATGCTATGTCTATCTCCGCTCATGACGCTATCAAAGCTCGTAAGGCTGAAGAATGGCAGTCAATGTTGGCTGAGTTTATAGACAACCCTACTGCCTCTGCTAATCATATGGTCCTTGGTATGACTAAAGACCAAAGAGACCAAGCTAACAGATTAGATCATAACAAGACATCAGTCCCTACCTGGGTTTAAGGCGGTTCGTCACCTATACAGGGGAGAGAAGGGTGGACTCACCCCTCAAGGGGGAATTATTGCCTACTTCGTAGACAACTCTTCCCCCTTATTACCTAGTATTCCTGTTTTGAATACTCCTAATAAGCCACCATACCCACCAATACAGTTATATGCAGTTATTCTTAGATACAGCAATAGTCAGTGATATACAGAGTAGAGTATCCTCTGGTCTTATATCTGGTATTACTACCAACCCTACCCTAATCCACAAGTCTGGTAGAGATCCTTGGAAGGTTTATAGAGATATTATTGAATTAGGTGTAGATGATCTCAGTATTGAAGTTATTGGTGATTCTACTAATGAATTAATTCAGAATGGTCTTACAGTTCATGAAAACTACGGTAACGTAGCTACAATTAAACTACCTTGTACCTTAGATGGTCTCAAAGCCTGTAAACATCTCTCTAATATCGATATAAGGGTGAATATGACCTTAGTATTCAGTCCTAGTCAAGCAATTCTCTGCTCACTAGCCGGTGCTACCTATATATCTCCCTTTATCGGTAGGATGGATGATAATAGCCTCTGTGGTCTTGGTTTAATCAGAGATATCAGTAAGGTATTCCAGAAACATGCTGTTAAAACTAAGATCCTTGCTGCTTCTATCCGCTCAGTACAGTCGGTAGGTACAGCATTCGAGTTAGGCGCACATATCTGCACAATACCGCCTAAAGTCTTCGATGATATGGCGAATCATGTCTTAACCGACAAAGGTGTTGAACAGTTTAACCGTGACTTTTTGGCATAAATTTCTGAAGGCATATAGCGAGGGGGCAAGGACGTTATTTTCCCCGTGGCCCCCCTTTCATCTTCAAGGACGCTCACTAGATTAATGATCTAATGAAATTGACTAGCTTTTTATAGTTATTTACTGCCGGTCGCTGCTAATTACTGCCATTGCTGCGTGATCCGCTGACTCAATGAGTAGCGATCTGTATGCATTCTTATTCACAGTCACAAGCATCAAGACAGCTAGATGTATATCTATATATGTTGGCAGCGTTGGCAGTATCAACAGTAATAAATAGTTAATGCCGGTAATAAGTAGCAATAAGCAGCAATAAACCGGCTCAGCTGGAATAAACGCTTCTGGAATGCATAAGTATTTATACTCAGCTTTCTCCAGATGAACGCTTGAAAATGATTGGTATTACTTGATTAGGATAAATTGCTTTGAAATTAATTAATTGTATTGGTTGCGTAACTGATCCGCATATGTAATTATTAATTCAGTTAAGCAAACAACTCGAAATGCGTTATCAAGAAACCGCTGTTAACTATGCAAGAGCTTTGATGTTAGCCGTCACCGCACCAACAAGATCAAAGTCTCATGAATGTGCGGCAATAGCTTCTCAGTTAGGCACAAGCCTAAGAGCTGACACTAAAGAAAGAATTCAACAATCAATTGAAGTTCTTGTAAAAATACATAGTGAGGCTAAGTAATGAATAACTCAAACACTACCTACAACGGTTGGACTAACTACGAGACTTGGAATGTCGCTTTGTGGTTAGACAATGACAGATATAACTACAGCATTGCAAGGATGCCATCTAGTAAGACTTACAAGGACTTTGTAAGAAACATGAAGAAGCCAAACTATGAGAATCTAGATGTCAAGCATGACTATAGGAATGTCACTGGTGACGGTATCAGTTGGACTGATCCACTGTTAAACATCGAAGAGCTAGATGAAAAGATCAAAGAACTAGGTACTTACTAATGAGAAAAATAGAACGTCAAATGATCCAAGCAATAGTGGATGATCGCAAACACTGGAGCAAGGACAACACCAGAGTTGAACATCACGGCACTTACTGCGATGTCTTTTTACATGGTCACAAGATCGCTGTCTACTACCCAAATAGTCAACAGTTACACATTAACAACTGTGGCTATGAAACTAATACAACTAAGTCACGGCTCAACGTCTTGATTGATTTTGTTAAGGGATCAGACCCAACACAAAATGGAATCTTTCAAAAGAATTGGAATTGGTGGTTGATCAGTGACGGTGAGTTGCTCGACTTCCCTTCAAATTCTTGGATCACTGTTTAATCTATCCACATACACAATTAATCCTCATGAAAGACATTCTTATAGCTTGCGAGTATAGCGGCATAGTCCGTGATGCATTCTGCAAGCTAGGTTTCAACGCTGTTAGCTGCGACATGCTGCCTAGCGAAGGAGATCCCAACAACAAACATATACAAGGGGATCTAATGGAGATCATTGATCAGCCTTGGGATATGATCATTGCACATCCACCATGTCAATATCTAACCCTAGCTAATACTAAAAATTGGGCTGAGTTAGTAGCTAATGGGAAGCAACAAGCCTCTATTGAATTTGTTGAGAGAATATGGAACGCCAAGAACTGTAAACATGTGGTAATAGAAAATCCGGTAGGAGCATTATCAACACGCTCATCACTTGGCAAGCCTACCCAAATATTCCAACCGTATGAATTTGGAGAAAGAGCGGCTAAGCGTACATGCCTATGGATCAAAGGATTACCCAAACTCTATGCAGATCCAAGAGCTTTTATTAATCCTGAGACAATCCCATATAAAGAATTAAATCGCTTGTGGTTAATGGGACCGAGCCCAACAAGAGCTAAAGAACGTGCAAGGTTTTGGCCCAAGGTAGCGGCTCAGATGGCGGCTCAGTGGGGAGCAAAGCAGCTCGCACCGGTCTAAACAGTGGGCAGTGTCAACACGGTTAACCAAGCCAACACGACACGTAAGCCCTACTAATAATAAAGATTAAGTTCTTTATTTTTTTACCAATTCACAAGCATCAATCAAGGACGTATTCCTTATGGCTACAACTTGCTACGAGTACATGTAT